TTAAACATTTTTCATATCCCCTTTCCTTATCTTCTCTTTTATTATATCACGTTAACGTTACCAAAGCAATACTTTTTTGAAAGTTTTTTAATAAAAAAGTACGGAAATTAATCCGTACTCGGCATCACACACAACTCTCTATAGTCTTGTCTCCAATAAGGCGGTATAATAGCACATTCCTGTAAGTTTAAATCTTTACCAACTTTTATATATTCCTGACATTGTAAGCCCGGGATTGGTCGCATAGGTTTATTATCTTTCCATATACTCCAATCCTGTTCTACTTCTTTAAACTCCCATTTTCTTATCTGCCCATACCCCTGTGAACTTTTCTTTCCTAAATAATAGATATAATTTTCTAGTAATTCTTTTACATTTTCCATGTCTCCACGCACATAAAAAGTAATATTTTTGTAAGATTTAATAACAAGGGGCATATGATAACTTTTAAAATTTCCTGAGCCTATATCTATTCTTTGTTTCCCTTTGCCCTTAAATTTCACCATATCGTCGTTTTTATCATCCCATCTTTTACACCATGATGAAATATATTCTTTACTGTCTCCAAGCCCTATAGATGTACAATACACGCCATATTGCTTATCTAAAACTTTGTTTAACCATTCGTCTATTGTCTCTTTAGTTCCGCATATGTTAGCACCACAATAGTAGTTGTCTCCGTTTAATTTCTTTGCTATTGCTGCACTAATAACGCCATCCAATATAATAAAATCCGTAACACACACAGGGCTTGCCATATGTGCTATTACCTTAAAATTTTTAAACATTATATCCCTCTTTTCTTAGCCTACATCGTTTTATTTTTACTGAGTTTAGGTTTCGATTTATTAACTTTGCAATAAATTCATTAGATTTATCTTTATTATTTATGATAATATAAATTTCTGTTTTTGAATAAGATTTTCCCCATTTTTTATAAGGCTTAATTAATTTTTTTATTTTAGATTTTTCATTTTCTGGTATTTTGTAACATTGTTTTGATTTTCTTTTGTAAGTACTAATATATCCTGTTTGAATTAAATCTATAATTCTTGATGCGTCGTAATCAGTTTCTCTTGCAAATTCAGCAGCAGAATTATACATATCCTTTCACCTCTGGAAAAGTTTTAACTAATTTCTCATACTGTTCTGGATAATTTTTCTTTATAAAAACTATTGTTCCTCTTTCCATCAAATCTCTAGCTGTTATATATCCAAGCCTTATCCATCCTTCATCTTTAGTATTATAATTCAATCTAGTGTCCATTTTTGAATATATAGGATGCATAGGGGCATCATACATGGAAATAGTAGCTGCTACATCTTCAAGTTTAAACCACGCTAGAGGATAACATATATTACAGAATATCGGAACGTTAGATGTAAATGCCATGCCATGTGCTTTAACTGCCCTCATACGTCTCCTGCTTTCATATGCCCTAACTCCTATAAAAGCTAAATTCCTGTTGTATTCTTCTATACATTCTTTTATTGCATTAAAGAAATATCCTTGCTTTCCAAACTTTTTTACATCATCTGCTGTTTTTTTAGATACAACTTTAAATGCAGAAACAGGAGACTCGCTTATTACGAGCCTTATCCTTGTTTTTTCTGATACTTTTTGCAATGTTTCTATAGTCCCCGGAAATGATGCATCGCTTGTGTGAGCCCAAAGAAATATATCTCCAGTATAATTCATTTCTTTTATAACTTCTGCAACTATAAAAGCCATTGCAACGCTGTCTTTTCCTGCACTTAAACATATATACGGTTTATCAAGTTTTTCTAATTGTTCTCTAATAACTTGCTTCGACTTTTGCCACTTTTTAAAATATTGTGAAGAATTACACCAGATTGCACCCATTTTCATAAATTCTTTTAAATCCATTATAAAATACCCTCAATTGTTCTTATCCAATTTCTCATAGTGTCTTTATTTTCTTGGAGGTAATCATAGTAAACTTTTGTGTCTACATCTATATCATAACCAAGCTTAATTTTCCCATGTCCTGTAGCGCTCTTACCGCCTATATATCCATATTCTTTCAATTTCTCAAGTCCTGCTTTTAAACAAGCCTTTTCAATTTCCTTATCATTTTCTATAACTATATCGCCTGTAAGTTCTGTTCCTGCCGATAAACATTGCATCTCATATTTCGTCTGGACTGGATTTTCTTTCTTTTTGCCTTTCTCTTCCATTTCATTTATGTTAAAATCCTTAGACTTCAAATCGTCCTTCCTTGTGTAAAATGTATCTTCTAGCATATCGTAAAAGCTTAAATTGCTTTCTATACCTGTGTAATCTGCTGTTTCTTGACATACAGGTACAAATATAGCTACTTTCATTTTTCCTTCCGGTATCTGGTCTCCTAATGCTGTACCAAACAAACTAAGCGGAGGGCACATCTTTCTTAATTCTCTTTTTTGCCCTACTTTGTTATATCGTGAACCACTTGTTAAAGCTCCTCCGGTGAATAGCATATAATATAAGTTTGTTGAAACTCCTTCATCTGTAATTCCTAACTTATCTAAATAATCTCGCATAATTAATCTTCTTAGTTCTCCTCTAAAGGCGTTTCCAGAATATACAGGTATGTCTATAAATTCATCTTTGTACTTGTATTTCTGTGTTCTTGCGGCCTGCATCACTCCAAGAGCTTCATCCCCATAGTGGCATAATGGACTTAGCAATCTTATTTTTATATTAGTTCTCATGTGCTTCTACCCCCTTATTTGTAAAGCTTACTTGTGAATTATCTAATTTTTCTTTCAATTTTTTCTCCTTTTCCTCTCTGGCTTTTTTCTGTTCGTATTCCTCTTTACGGACTTGATTATTTAATCTAAGCTTTAAGACAATTACTTGTGTTTCTTCTCTAAAGGCTTTTAAAACTGCTTTTTTAAACTTTTCATCCTGCTGTGATATTTCTGATATATTTTTGAATTTAAGCGACCTAACATCCATTTTTCTACATAGTTTTTCAACAAACTTATTATAACTATTTGTTGTCATAGCTGCCGCTTTAATCTTTGATGTGTATTCGTCCCAAATACCCATTGCCCTCGTCCCTACTACTTTGCTCCAATCTATTTGTGACCATATATCACTTATAGTTGATACTGCCATATCTTCAACATTCTTTTTATTTAATTCATACATTCTTTTTACCTCCTAGAATAAACTAATTTGTTCAGGTTCTTTGTTCGATTTTTTCTTTTGCTTCTCTAAAGCTTTTAATCTGGCTTTTTCTTCTTTCTGCTGTTTCTGTTTCTCTTTTACATATTCATTACGTTTTTCAGAATTCATCATGTAAACCATTAAATCAAATTGTGGTGAACCCCTATATTGTCTAAATAAATCTTCATATTCTGCAAATTTATCTATTCCAAATTGTTCTATAGAAATCATTTTATAATGTCCTGTTTGAAGTTCTTCCTTGCTAAACTGGAGGTACGCATCATTTAAATATTCATATACCTTTTTAAGCTTTCCAGCATTAAATAAATACTCTCTGTCCTCTTCTCTTATATAGAAACATTTTGGATCCAAATTAACTTTGCATCTAAAAGAATTGTGTTTTTTAAAACTCTGTGTAATTCCTACAACAAATTCTCCAGATATATACTTTTCTAAATTGAATAAGTAATTTTCTATATCGTTCTTCTTTAATAAATATAAATGTTCTGCATCTGCTATAAACGAGTTTACTCTTACTTCTCTGGTTTTTATTGCTACTGCACATTCTTTACATATGTACTGACTTGACCTATCTTTGCAATCGCCCCAGTTCGTAAAGTTTGCAGATAATACCTTTTTACTCTTAATACCTTCTTTTATAAGTTTGCCACAAATTAAACAGTTGCAATCAGCTTCTTCCAGTCCTTCAACTTGTGGCTCTTTTAATGCTTTATATATTATTTCCGTGTTATAAATCTTTCTCACTTCCTTTCAAATCCGTATTTACATTTGTGCTTTTCTCCTGTAGGATATGGAACGCTATATCTTTTAAGTATCTGAAATATGTCGCATTTCTTATGATGTTTGTTACATCCCTTACAGTTACTATTTATAAGATTTTCTATAATACTTCTAAAGTCTTCATCTATCATAACTTTATAATCCGATTTTATATCCTTACCTATAAGCAATTTACCGTCATATTGTTTAGACAACTCTAGCACTCTACTATCTATACCTTTTATTCGTTCCTCACTTATATGGTACTCTCTCATAGCTCTATGAAGCCACGTTTCTATCATTTGCCATGTCTGGTTATTCTGCTCTTTTATATTTTCTTCTCTTTCTGTAGCTGCCTTATGAAGTTCGCCTTCCATTTGTAGTGCTCTGCTTTCTACTTGTTTATTTATATAAGATTGTATTTTCATTTGCTGTCCTATGTTCAATTTAGGTAAAACATTTGAAACCATGTTTACATCCCCTTATAAATATTTTGGCTCGGCTTAGTTAAAAATATCTTTTACAATAGAAAATAGTATGCTCATACATCTTTCTTTGTTTTTTATTTGGCTTTTTTTACTCCATGAATCTACTCCTATATTTAATTGTGGTATAGAAACTCTAACTGCTTTTTTATAAACATTATCAAATTCTTTTATATTTATTATGTCAACTGCAAAATCTTCTGGTGTTAATTCAAACTGTTCAAAATCTTTATAATTCATATTTACACCTCTTATATATTTTCTAGTCTTATAACAACACATGGATTTTCACTGTAATATTTTCTTATATTTATATTTACAATTTGTTTATCATCGTCATAAGCTATTTTATTTAATGCATCACATATTGCTTTTAGGATATTGTCAAGGTCTGGTTTTTTATCTGGTAGCAATATACCTTTTAACATCTTTTCTCTTTTAATTTTACTTGTAGTTTTTGGTATAGGGTAATATGCTAATGCATCTAATCTTATATAGCCTTCTAATTTAGGGTATTTATTTATAACGTAAAGTTCTTTTACAAAATTCTCATAATTTGCAGTCTTAGGAGGGGTAAATGTTCCCCTTCTAGTTACTACTGGCCTTTGCTTTCCCATAGGATTGCCTGGTATTTTTAGTTCTATCATTAAATCACATCCTTATTTTTTAATTCTTCCTCTATGTATACATGGCCACCCATACAAGCTCTTATAATTTCCTGTCTGTTATATGCTCCTTTGTCTATATTCATAAGCTTAGAAAGGCTTCTAACTGCATTTTGAGATATATCAAGTTTCTTTCTTATTTCTTCTAATGTGTATCTATTTAATGGAAATGTTTCTTCTAGCCAACCTTGAAACTCTAATTTAAGTTTTAAATCTAATTCGTGCCCATATTTCCCATGTACACCCATTTTTCCGCGGTGGTGGTCAGGGCAAAGATATATTTGATTTTTCTTGCAATGTTCTAGTGGCTTGCATTGACTCCTAAAGACTATATGGTGGCTTTCTGAATTTGGTTTATAACATATAGCACATTCTTTACTCATATAATCATCCTTCCGTTATTTGTAAAACTTTTGAGGAACTAAAAATATAATATTTTTTATTGTTTAGTATCTTTTGATACTCTTCCTTGCCCTCAAATTCATTTATAACTTGTTTTTCTTCTTTTGACATATCTGTATATTTTTTCTTTCCATATGAAGGTGGTAACCAACCTTTTCTGCTACATCCAAATATATTAAATTTTTTAAGAAGTTCTTCATTTTTAAAAGTTAAATGGCATGTTCCTTTTTTATAGAAGTTTATATTGAAATACTTAGTTGAAATGTTTCTAGTTATTGAATTCTTTTCTGCTTCTTCTAACGCATTTTGTAAACTAATTTCTTTAGTTAAATTCCCATCTAGGTAATTAAATACTTTTTCTATATCACTTAATTTATTAGGCACATCATATCGTGTACAATTAAATTCACCGCAAAGGCCATTAAAAGCATCTAAAGGTATTATTACTTTCTTATTAATCTTGTAGCATGAGTTGCTCTTCCATCCATTGAAATAATGTATATTTTTACTGGTTTCATACCAATAATACTTGTATGAAAATTCTTCAAATAAAGTTAAAATAGTATCTTCTACACCTTTTGACATATGCTTGCTAAGTTCTAATTGAATTTGCTTTATATTGTAATAAGAGAAATCATATTCTGCTAATTCATTTATTTTGTTCATATAATCTTGCCTTAGATTTGAGGTTAAAAGGCTGTTAAATTCTTTTGATGAAAACAATGTTTCCCAGTATTTATACCTTACATCTTTAATATATTGATTTTCTAAAATATCATTTTCATTAGAATGCCTATTATCAACTTTTAACTGTATTATGGAATCTTTCTTATAAAAATCATCTTTAAAAGATTTTAGAACTAAGGGTTGTATATTTTTATATTCAGATATAAGGTTAAGTCCTGCTTTAATTTCAAAATTATATTGCTTTATAATTCTTTCAATAAAATCTGCTTCAACAATGTTGCTTTGTTCTTTTTGTTCTGTCCTATATTGCTCTTCCTTCTTAAGATTATTTAAAATAATACTTTCCCTGTTTGAATTTGGAATATTGATATAAATTAAAGCTATTTCTACACCTGTTTTATTTTCAGCATCTTTAAAAGCATCTTGGATATATTCAATTTCTGCATTATATTCATCTAGTTTCCTAACTAAATCTTTTCTTGTATTGCTAAAAGGGTTTTTGATAGTCTCTGAATTTAATAAACATACTATTTGGCCGCCCTGTTGCTGCATCTCTATTGCTTTTAAAAGATGCTTATCTCCCTCACTAAATGGTGGATTCATTACAATTAAACTGTATTTTTTATATGTCTGAAAAGTAAGAAAATCATTATGCACTACCCTTAGATTTTTGCCTTTTAGTATCATCTGTAGGTCTGGATTTATTTCTATACAATCAATGTCACATTTTCTTTCTCTATAAAATCCTCTTGATATACTTTTAGTCTTACTTATTACTGCATCTATGATATTTCCTTTCCCTGCTGACGGTTCCAATACTGTTCTAATCTTTTCAAATTCAACCTTATCTAGCATTTTTTCAATTAATCTTTGTGGAGTTGGATAAAAGTCTTTTATATCATTGAACGTAATTATCACTTTCCTTTGTTATATATGTTTTGTATCAACTAGAACACAAAATTTTTAGTTATTCCGTATTCTAGTTGATATACCTATCTATTTATATTTCTTTTATATTCATCTATCTGTTTTTGATAAACTTCTTTTAATTTAAATTCTAAACAGTTACTTGGATCCTTGCATTTGTTACATTGTGGTTTTCCTAAAAGCATATATCCGCTTTGACAATCTTCACATTTATTCATGCAATCCCTCTTTTCTATATTTTATTTCATATAATTTATTAGAAAGTTTTGCATTTTCAATTGATAATTTTCTGTTTTCCTTTTCAAGCTGACTAATTCTACTATTTAAGTTATTTATAAAATCTGTATTTTTACTTTTATAAGCTTTTTCATAATCTCTATACAAAGACCTTATCATGGAACTTTTTAATATTTGTATATCATTTAAAGATATTTCTTGTTTCTTAGGATTCTTCTTACATATAATGTCGCCTGTGCAACCTAGATATTCTAAGCTTCCAACTACATATACACCTATTTCTTTAGGTATTTCTTCTTTAATTTCCTGATATAATTTATTTGTAGTTACATAATAATTGAAATTTCCTAAAAATGTATGTTTAGCTTTACTATGAAAATCTGATTTAGATACTTTAATTTCATACATTCTGAATATTCCTTTGGTGTCCATTGTCATGTAATCTACTCTTTCTCTACCGTTGAATCCTATAGTTACCTCAAAACATCCAAATACTCCCAACTTTGAAGTAGTACTCCATATCTCATTTTCTAGTTTCTTTGTTAACTCTGTTTTAGATATTTTTATCACATCCCAAATAAACTAAATTCTTATCTATAATTTTAT